AAAGAAGAAATTGAAGAAATCTGGTCTGGTGATTGGGCTGGAAAAATAGACGGTAATCCGTTTATTGTGCGTGGCGGCTATAACTGCCGTCATAGATTTAGGGCTGTTTTTTAAGGAGACAATAATGCCACAAGGTAAAGGTACATACGGAACTAAAGTAGGACGACCCAAAAAGAAGAAGAAAAAAAGCAAGAAATAAGTAATATGCTATACTGTTAATTCACCAATACTCTATAAGAGGTTCGTAACATGAGCGATGATATCATGGAAACACAAGCTGAGACTGAAACAGCGGCAGTAGAAACTCAGGAAACAAAGACGTTTACACAGGATGAACTAGACCGCATTGTTGCGGATCGCGTAGCAAGAGAGCAACGCAAGTTCGATAAGAAGATACAAGGCATTGATCTTGATGACGCAAAAGAACTGATGGCAAAGAGAGAGGCCGCAGAACTCGAGCGACAAAAAGAGAGAGGCGAGTTTGATTCTATCCTGAAGAAAACAGTTGAAAAGAAAGATGCGGAAATACAGAGTTACAAAAGTAAGTTGCAACAGACGCTAGTAGATGGAGCGATTCTTGGTGCGGCTTCTAATAATAACGCTGTCAATCCAAATCAAGTATCTCAGTTGCTAAAAGACCAAACCAGACTGTCAGATGATGGAATGGTAGAGGTGCTAGACGGTAACGGAGTACCGCGATACAATGACAGCGGTGATCTGCTATCTGTTAATGAAATGGTAGCAGAATTTTTGACAGTAAACCCACACATGGTCAAAGCGTCACAAGGTGGCACAGGCTCGATGGGTAACGCTGGCGGCTCTACACAGAAGCCTCAATCTGTGGCAGATATGGTTGCAAACTGGAGTAATGGTGGCAAAGAGCAATTTGCCGCGATGAAGAAAAAGTAACCACAAACCACTAATTTAATTTTTGAGGATATAATCATGGCCGCAACAACTTCCACAACTCTTGACGACCTGTTCGTCAATATCGTAGCTCAGGCGCGTTTCACCGCAGAAGAGCAATCCCTAATGATGGGTCTAGTAACTCAGTACAACATTCAAGCACAAGCTGGCAAGACTATTCAGGTTCCTAAGTATCCTGCGATTACTGCCGCGGCATTGACTGAAGGCACTGACATGACTAGCACTACTGTTTCTACTTCTTCAGTTTCTGTAACTGTTGGTGAGGTAGGCGCACAAGTTCTATTGACTGATATGGCAACTTACGGTGACGGAAACCCTGCTGTTGAGCTTGGTACTGTTCTTGGTAACTCTATTGCTACTAAGATTGATACTGACTTGATCGCTTTGTTTGACGGTTTCTCTAGCTCTATTGGATCGGCTGGCGCAGAGATTACTGTTGCTGACTTGTTTAAGGCCGCGGCTACTTTGCGTTCTAACAAGGTCACTGGAGCGATTAACGCTGTTGTACATCCGTTCCAAGCTTACCAGTTGAAAGCTAACCTAACTAACACCTTTGCTAATCCAAATGGTGGCGACTTGCAAAACGAAGCAATGCGTTCTGGTTATGTTGGTACTATCGCAGGTATTAATGTATATGAGTCTGCTAACGTATCTGTAGACGGCAATGACGATGCGAAGGGTGCTGTATTTGCTCCAGAAGCATTGATGATTGCTATGAAGCGCGACTTTAACATTGCGCCTCAGCGTGATGAGTCTCTCAGAGCATTCGAGCTAAACGCCACTGCTGTATATGGTGTTGCAGAGCTTGATGACTCGTTCGGTGTTGAGATTCTATCTGACGCGGCATTGTAATACTGATTGCCCCCGAAAGGGGGCATTCTTACGAGGTTTATATGGCAATCAATTATCGCGGTGAAAGGTTTGACGGTTACAACAAACCTAAGAGAACACCTAACCATGACAGCAAGAGTCACGCTGTACTGGCAAAAGAAGGCGATAAGATAAAGCTAATTAGGTTTGGACAGAAAGGTGCAGATAACAAACCGCCTAGAAAGAATGAATCAGAAGCAGACAAAGCAAAGAGAAGATCGTTCAAAGCAAGATTTGCAAAGCAGATAGCAAAAGGACGTAAAGACAAAACAGCATCAGCGGCTTATTGGGCTGACAAGGTGAAATGGTAATGGCTTATTCAAGCGATGCAGACTTATTAAAATTAATTCCAGACATTCTCGATTTAGGTATCGAGTCTTTTGTTCTCGAACACCCTAAAGCACAGGCTGACATACAGCGTGAGTTACGCATTAGATGGTGGCCTCGCAAGAACATAGCTGGTGAGATGGACAATACCAAGCTCACAGCAACGCAGTTTACAATGGCAAGTGCCTATCTTGTGTTGTGGCGTTATGCGTTACCTCAGTTGACTAACTGGGTAGAAGGTGACAGATTTCAAAGCATGATAGATTTCTACAAAGCACGATATGGCGAAGAGTTAGAAGCCGTATTGGCTGATGGCGTAGACTATGACGAAGATGGCGATGGCGTTGTTAAAGAAGATGAGAAACAGCCTGTCGGACAGCGGTTAGATAGATAATGCAACTTGATGTTGACGTTGATTTTTCGCAAGTAAATCGTGAATTAAAAAGACGAGGAAGGAATTTAAAGACAAGCAGTAAAAAAGCACTGTTAATTACTGGCTTGAAAGGCATAGAAATTATTGAAGATAGAACCAGTAAAGGTAGAAGCTTTAAGGGTTCATTTTTTAAAAAGTACGATGCTAAATATGCGGCTTACAGGTTAGCAAGAGGTAGAAGCACAAAGCCTAATTTAGAGTTTACTGGAAAGATGCTTGGCAGTATTTCTGTAGTGTCGACTAGCAAGCAAGCGGAGATTTATTTTACAAGAGCAACTGAAGCTAAAAAAGCGGCAATGAATCAAAAGAAAAGACCGTTTTTTGGATTTAGTCGAAACGAACAAAAGACGCTTGGTAAAGTGTTTGAAAGGTATTTGAAATGAGCGTAAGAGAAGAGATCGCAGAAAATATCGTTACTACGCTTAAAGGTATTAACAGCCCTGTTGCCGTAAAATATGTTACACGTGAGCCGTTTGACTTTGAAAAATTGTCGAATGCTCAATACCCTGCCGTCTTAGTACGTAGTGCTGATGAAAGCAGAGAGGATGCATCGATAGGTGGATCGACTACTCAGAGAATGGGTACAATAAATTATGACTTGGTTTGTTTTGTTAAAAGCTCTGCAATTGACAGCGCAAGAAACAACATAATCGAGGCGATTGAAGAAGGTCTTGACGTTGACCGTACTAGAGGCAATAAAGCCATAGATACGCAAGTGGTCAATGTTGAGATAGATGAAGGTTCTATTGATCCCGTTGGTGGGGTCATTATTACAGTTCGCATTGTATATCAGTATACTCGCGGCACAACTTAACTTAACTTAAAAGGTAAATAATCATGGCGACTAAAACAGGCGCATCTGGCATAGTAAAAATTCAGCCTTCAGGCGGCTCTATGGCCGCTGTGGGAGAAGTTCGTTCTTTCACGTTTGACGGTTCAGCGGACACTATTGAAGATTCAGTAATGGGCGATTCTGTACGATCGTACAAGCAAGGTCTTTCGACTAACACATTAACTTTAGAATGCTACTGGGATGAAGCTGACGTATCTCAGACTGGTCTTGACGAAAGAGCATCTATTGATTGGCAAGTACATCCAACTGGCACTGGCTCTGGTGAAGAATTTTACTCAGGATCAGGCATCGTAACAAGCAAGTCTATTACTGGCGCTTTTGATGGCATGGTAGAGGCGAGCTTTACAATACAATGTACTGGAGCAGTTACTACAGGATCAAATCCATAACTAAAGGGGATTAACCATGGGATTAGCTAAAGAGTTACGAAGCAGAAGAAAGTTAGAAGCGCGAGAAGTGCTGGTTAATGAGTGGGGTGACGAATCTGGGCCGTTTAAGTTGTATTGCAGAAGTATTACGTGTTATGACTTAGATAAGTTACAGAAGAAGCACCCAAACTTTTTAAACAATATGACTATTAGCGCAATGGTAGA